CTTGGACCAGGTGGTGTAGCAGAAGTAAAACCAGATGCTATCGCAACATTTGTTGGAGATAAACTAGGCATACCTTCAAACCTAAGAACATCCGAGGAGGAAAAACAAGTGATAGCACAACAAGCAACTAAATTATTCCAACAACAAATAGCTGGTGGTGGTGGACCAGGACAAGGTGGAGCTCCGGCTGCACCAAGCCCACCAATGCCTCCACAGCAAGAACCAGCCGAGGCAGTAGAGGATGAGGTCTCTGCATGAGGTCAAAATCCGGTTGGGATGGCATACAAGTTTTAGAAAACGAAGTAAATCAAGAAACTAAAAACGAACAACTTGAAATTGATAAAACTTTTGCTAGAACATTTGAAACAGAAGAAGGTAGAAAATGTTTAAATTTTTTGATAGGAAAAACAATAGACCAGCCTACATGGGTTCCAGGTGGAGATAGTTCACATGGCTATGTTAGAGAAGGTCAAAATAGTGTAGTAAGAGAAATAAAAATGAGAATGGAAAGGGCAAAAAATGGATAAAGAAACTGAAAACCAAAATGTAAACCAAGAAGAAGGTCTCCTAGCCAATACTCCCCAAACAGAAGAGGTAGAACCAAAAGAAGAAGAAACAACAATACCTCACAAAGAAGAAGAAAAACCACAAGAACCAACACCAGAAAAAGAAGAAGAGAAACTTGCAAAGCCAGAATATTTAGAAGATAAATTCTGGGATGAAAAGTCTGGTGTAAAAGTAGAGGAGTTAAATCATTCTTACAAAGAATTACAAAAACAATTCTCTATGGGTAAACACAAAGCTCCGAAAGAATATGATGTTACATCTTTAGAAGATGTAGAGGATGACGATGAGTTAAAAACATATTTTTTAGATTGGGCTAAAGAAAACAAACCAACACAAGCAGCATTTGATAATCTTGTAAATAAATTTAAAGAATTATCTTTGCAACAAGAAGAGGCTGATAGCATTGACATAGATGCAGAAACCAAATCATTAGGTCCAAACGCACCACAAATCATCAAAGGTATAAAAGAGTGGGGACAAGGGCTTGTTGCTAAAGGTGTATGGTCAGACCAAGACTTTGAAGAGTTTAAAGTGTTTGCTGCAACAGCGAATGGTATCAATGCACTTAACAAAGTTAGAAAGTTTTATGGAGAAAAAACTATACCAACAGCACCAATAGATGTTGATGGACCAGCAAGTAATGACGAGTTATATGAGTTAGTTGCAGACCCTAAGTACAAAACAGACCCAGTATTTAGACGAAAAGTAGAAGAACAATTTGCAAGAGCTTTTCCTGGTAAAGTAGATACTGGCGAAATATAACACTTGATATTTTTCTCAGAAACGATTATTTTGTAATCGGAGACAACCAAAATTCTTTTTGGCCTTCTGGCTAGGGTGGATAGTACCCTATTGTCAGCCTGGCTTATTTTACCAGACAACTGCGAGTATAAATAAATTGTGTTAAACAAAGGAGAAAACTTATGGCACAGTCAATAACTAATGCTTTTGTTACTCTGTTTGATGCTGAGGTAAAACAAGCATACCAAGGAGAAAGTTCAATCTTGGGATGTGTAAGGCTAAGACAAGGTGTACAAGGGCAAACATATAAGTTTCCTAAGTTAGGAAAAGGAAGTGCGACTGCAAGAATTCCTCAGACTGATGTTACTCCATTGAATGTAACTTACTCACAAGTTACAGCTACAATGAGTGATTTCAATGCTGCTGAATACTCAGACATCTTCCACCAAGCGAAGGTAAACTTTGACGAAAGACAAGAACTTGTCCAAGTAGTCAGTAAGGCGATTGGTCGTAGAATGGACCAATTAATAATAGATGCTGTCAATGGTGCATCTGGAACTGGTACAGTTGCTAAAAATGTAGTAACTTCTGGTTCTGCTGCAAACTCAAACTTGAATGTTGGAAAGCTAATAGCTGCTAAAAAAGCACTTGATGCTAAAAATGTTCCATTTGATGACAGACATATAATAATCCACGCAAACTCATTATCTGGTTTACTAGCTGATGAGAGAGCAATTTCTGGAGACTTTGCATCAATTAAAGCTCTGGTATCTGGAGAGATTAATACTTTCCTAGGTTTCAGATTTTATGTGCTTGGCGACAGAGATGAGGGTGGCTTACCATTAGCAACAAACGACAGAACTTGTTTTGCGTTCCATAGAAGTGCAGTCGGTATGGCTGTTAATATGGCACAAAAAACAGAAATCAACTATGTTCCAGAAAAAACATCTTTCTTGGTTAATAGTATGTTTTCTGCTGGTGCTGTTGCAATAGACGCAGATGGTATAGTTAAAATAACAACCGATGAAAGCTAATAGAGAAGGAGAATAATTATGGCTTATGCACAAAGTGGACTACAACCAATAGGTGGTCAATCTAAAGCTGGTAATGCTCCTCAAATGTGGAGCTACAAATCGGCTGATGCAATCGCTGATGTAAACACAGAAGGGTATTTCAATGATGCCTCTGATGTTTTAAAAGTTGGCGATTTAATCTATGTTTTTGACAGTAATACACCTACTGCTAATTTAGTAGTAGTGCTATCAAATGCATCTGGAGTAGTGGATGTATCTAATGGCGAAAGTATAACTGTTGCCGACAGCGATTAATAAATAGACATGAGGAGGCCCTTATGGGGCCTCTTCATTTATTAAAGGATTACTATGGCAAGTGGAGATACTAAAGTTACGATAACAAACCAGGCACTAATTTTATTAGGTGCAGATACTATATCGTCATTTTCAGATACGACTAACGATGCCTCAACAGTTGCAAACAACATTTACGAAACAATAAAAAGAAAAACATTATCATTATATCCTTGGTCCTTTGCTATTGTTAAAGAACAGTTAGCAAGGTCAAGTCAAACACCGGTTAATGAGTGGACATATCAATATGACCTTCCATCAACAGCAGTAAGTGGTACACCCCACCAAGTTTATAACTCAAGTGGTACTAGAGTTTTGCCAATACAAAGTTATGAAATAATTTATACAAACTCTGGACCAGCAATAGCAACTCACGAAGAAACTATTTTTGTAGATTATGTATCAAGTGTGGTTTCAGAAGGTGTTATGCCTTCTTATTTTGTTCAGTTATTAGTGTATATGTTAGCTTGGCACATGGCTGAACCAGTAACAGACCAAATTACTAAATCTGATTACTGGAGAAAAATAACAGTTGGGACTGCGACTGAGAATGGAAGGGGTGGGTATCTCAGACAAGCTATGAATATAGATGGAAGAGGAAAGCCTAACTATGCAATAGTAGATTTCCCATTAACAGATGTTAGATAATGAGCAGAGCTGTAACAATACAATCAAACTTTACTACTGGGGAGATAGACCCTTTACTAAAATCAAGAATAGATATTAACCAATATTACAACGCATTAGAAACAGCCAGGAATGTTTTGATACAGCCACAAGGTGGTATTGAAAGACGACCTGGTTTACAATTTTTATTTGAAATACCGAGTGCTGCTAATCCACAAAATGGAATGAAGTTAGTACCTTTTGAGTTTTCTACTACACAAAGTTATATGCTTTTATTTGTACATAACAGAATGTACATTTTTAAAAATAAAGAATTAGTAACTAATATTAACTCTAGTGGTAATGATTATCTTACTACTACTATAAGTTCTACAACATTAGCGACTATGGACTTTACACAATCAGCAGATACTCTGATTGTTGTACAAGAAGATATGGCTCCAAAAAAAATAGTTAGAGGTGCAACACACTCAGACTGGACTATATCTGATATAACATTTGAGCATACACCTTTTTTTGCTTTTACTCTCTCAACAACTACTATCAATCAAACTATAACTCCATCGGCTGTGGATGGTAATATTACACTTACAGCCGGTGGTTCATTCTTTACATCTAGTCATGTAAACCAATTTGTTGAGGCTAACGATGGTTTGGGTAGAGCAAGAATTACAAGATTTGTAAGTAACACATCTGTTGAGGCTATTGTTGAAATACCTTTTTTCAATACAAGTGCAATAGCATCTGGCTCAACATTTTTAGAAAGTGGATATGAAGTTACCTGGTCTGGCTCAAAAGGCTATCCTCGTACAACAACCTTCCATGAGGGGAGACTATATTTTGGTGGAGCTAAGTCTAGGCCTAATACAGTCTTTGCATCAAGAGTAGGTAGGTTCTTTGACTTTAATCCTGGAGAAGGATTAGATGATGATAGTATAGAAGTTACACTAGCAACTGATAACACAAATGCTATCGTTGGTATGTTCTCTGGTAGAGACTTACAAATCTTTACAAAAGGTGGAGAGTTCTTTTTACCTCAATCATCTCTGGACCCTATCACACCATCTAATGTTGTAATCAATGGTGCAACAAGAAGAGGTGCAAAAGAAGGTATAAAACCAGTAGGTGCTGAAAGTGGTACATTGTTTATACAAAGAGCTGGTAAAGCATTAAGAGAGTTTTTATTTAGTGATGTAGAGTTATCTTACATATCAAATAATATTTCTTTACTATCATCTCACTTGTTAAAAAATCCAACAGACATGGCTCTTAGAAAAGCAACATCAACAACAGATGGAGATTTATTATTATTAGTAAATGCAACTGATGGGTCCTTAGCAACTTATTCTATCTTGCGAGGCCAAAATGTTATTGCACCAAGTTTATCTACAACTGATGGCACATTTGAAAAAGTAGGTGTAGATGTGGACCAGATTTACTTTGTAATAAAAAGAACAATTAGCAGCTCAACAAAATATTATGTAGAGTGTTTTAATGATGACAATACAACTGATAGCTCAAAATTATTATCTGGTGGTAGCAAACCATCTACTACAACTGTAACTGGTCTATCTCATCTTGAAGGTAAGACAGTAAAAGTTATAGCAGATGATAGTATGCAAAATGATAAAACTGTTTCATCTGGACAAATAACACTTGATGCAGTACCTACAACTTATGTTGAGATAGGATTAGATTATACACCAGAAGTCAAAACACTTCCGGTAGAACTAAAACTTTCTAGTGGTAACATTGTTGCACAAAAGAAAAGAATAATAGAGGCTACTTGTAATCTTTATCTATCTCAAAACTTAACATTGAATGGTAAAGACTTTTTATTTACAGTAGGTAGTGGCCAGTTTTTTACTGGAAAAAAAAGAAGGAAACCTATGTTAGGATTTGATAGAGAAGGACAAATGACATTCTCCCAGTCTAGTCCATTATTTTTTACATTATTGGGAGTAGAATATAAAGTGAGTGTAGGACAATAATGGCAATAAATTGGACAGCAATAGCAGTAACAGCAGTAGCAGCAAAAGCCTATGGTACATTATACCAAGGTTATGCAATGGCTGCCTACTATCAAGGCAAAGCAGATATAGCTTTACTACAAGGTAGAACAAAAGGAGTGGAGGCTAAAGAGAATGGTGTTAAAGTTTTGCAGAAACTTAATGAAACTATTGCATCTAATATAGCAAAAGGTGCAGCCGGAGGTGTTACACCATTTGATGGCTCTATGTCAGTATTAAATCAAATGAGTATGAGATATGGAGTTACAGATTTTTTTCAGTCTAAAGATACACAAGAAGTTGTTGAGGCATTTAGTGTAGCTGAGGCTGCTATGTTAAACAATGCTGCTAAGACTACAAAGAAAGGAGCCATTATAACTGCTGTCGCAGATGCAGCTATGGGTAGTTATAATATTTTTGGAACTTAATGGCACAAAGAAATGTTTATAAATCTCAGTTACCTGGTTTTAGAGCTAGTGATATACAACTATCATTTGCTAATTACAGAGCCCAAGCAGATGTAGCTGGAGAGATTATAAAAAGAATAGATACTGTATCTGACTTTGCACTTAAAAAAGTAAACGAACAAAAAGTAGAAGAAGGTACAAAGTATGGTGTAGAAAATGCACCAACACTAAAACAAGTTTTAGAGACAGACGCAGAGGACAGAAAAGAATTATTTAAAGATAATAAAACTATATTTAACAAAGCTGCAAGAGCTGCACAGATGGGTTTCATTATAAATGAAATGACTATTGCTGCACACAGAGATTTTGCAAATGCAGAGATAGAGGCTAACGAAAACAATCAATCTCAAACAATGTATTTAAAAACATTGTCAAATATAAAAGATGAATATGTAAAAGTTGTATCAAGCATTAATCCAGATTTAGCTGTTGAGTTAGATGCTAAGTTAGCAACAAAAGCAAACACTTACTA